CGACCGAAGCAATTCGATGAAAAGTTCCAATCCGAACTCCGGTTTTCACATGACCGATGTTGCCAAAACGCTTGACACAATGATTCCGACACCGCAGAAAGCACAGGGTGGCCAGATGGTCTTGGAAGAAAGACAACCCGTCATCCGGTTCTGGAATGGTGAAGACGTAGCGGGAACGCTCACAGTGACGGGAAACAATCAGCTGATGCCGGACAAGGGGCGGCTCCAATGCGTGGTTGAACCGTTGGCCGATGGCGAAGACTGCTTCGACATCCGGCAGGTGGAAGCCCACGAAAAAGGGATTTCACCGACGCTGATGGCTACCGATTACAAGGGCGGCAAAGCAGTGATGGAAGATAAGGAGCCGATATGTTTTGAGAATCATGGCAACGACAGCCGGGTGACGGAATCGGAAGGGATTTCCCCCACCATTACAAGCCGTTTCGGGACTGGAGGCAACAACGTTCATTTAATCATGACGGCAGACACCCCTATCGGTTTCATCAAAAACGATGCGGGCGGCGAACAGCAGGGATACTGGGATGGAGTCTTCCCCACGGTGCGGAGTCAGGTCATCCCCGCTGTTGCGTACAATGTTTCGTTTTGCGATGCCAATGGAACACGGAAGGATCGACCGGACGGAGGTCTTTACGTCACCGAAGCCGAGACCAGCAAGACGGTAACGGCCGGCGGGACAAATGCCGAAACCGTTATCGTTTCCCCTGTCGCCCTTGACGGGGACAAAATGGCAAAAGACGAGCGGAAAGGCGGTTCCGGTCTTGGTATCAGCACGGATGGCGTCATGTACACACAGACAGTCAAAGATGTTCATGCCGTGGCGTATGAGGAATGTGTTCCTCTTGATCTGCGGAATGCGACCCGCGATCCGGAGAAACACGATGAAATGAACCGGCAGGGCATTGGCGTGGGAGCTGACGGAGACCCCATGAACACTGTTACGGCAGGCGCAGTTCCCGGCATTGGCTGGCAGTCTACTGTGCGCAGACTTCTGCCGGTGGAATGTGAGAGACTGATGGGTTTTCCCGATGGACATACCCTCATCCAATGGAAAGGCAAGCCGGAATCCGAATGCCCCGATGCCCCAAGGTACAAAGCCTGCGGCAACAGCATGTGCGTCAATGTGATGGCATGGGTTGGGGAAAGGATTGATGCCGTGGAAAAGAAAATCAAAGCCTCACGTGAGGCTTCGAGGAAGGATGGTGAAAATCATGATTGATTCAGCAACAAATCTTGAGGAGGCAATTCAACAGAACGCATCCGGTCCCAAGTCTGCGGAAGTAGACGGACAGAAAATCGAACAGCATTCCCTGTCGGAGCAAATCGCGGCGGACAAGTACCTCGCCTCGAAAAAGGCGATGCAGTCGCGTACAAGCGGTCTGAAGTTCACGAAAATGCGCCATTCGGGAGCATGAAAAAAAAGAGTCGCAAAATAATTTGCCACACGTGTGGCAAATTTCAGACTGCAAAAAACATAAAGGAACGAAATGAAGAATGAGTGAAACAACCGAAGTGAAAGCGGTCCCGAAGCAAGTCTCAAGGATTCAGCTTTCATCGAAACGCATGGTGAAAGCCAGATTCGATGCCGCGCAGACAACACATGACAATGCACGGCATTGGAGCGCGGCAGACTGTCTGTCTGCGGATATGGAAGCATCGGCATCCGTTCGTGAAACACTGAGGCGCCGTTCAAGGTATGAGGTAAGCAACAATTCATACGCAAAAGGACTTGTTCAGATGCTTGCCAACGATACCATCGGAACGGGACCGCGCCTGCAGATGCTGACTGTAAACGAGGACTTCAACGATGAAGTGGAGTATGCTTTCATGAAGTGGGCGGAAGCAATCAGGCTTGCGGCAAAACTCCGTACCATGCGAATCGCGCGATGTCAGGACGGAGAAGCGTTTGCCGTTCTGGCAACGAATCCGAAAGTACGCCATGAAGTCAAGCTCGATTTGATGCTGGTGGAAGCAGACCGGGTAGCCGGAGAACTGACCTGGAACACGGATGTCAACACTGTCGACGGCATTACGTTCGACGAGTGGGGGAATCCCGTTGATTACCGCGTAACCAAATACCATCCCGGTGATTTGCGGTATGGAGCAGGACAGGACGCCGTTCATATTCCGGCAGAATACATGCTTCACATCTTCCGCCAGGACAGACCGGGACTGCATCGGGGTGTTCCGGAACTGACAGCAGCTCTGCCGCTGTTTGCGCAGCTGAGGCGTTACAACCTTGCCGTGCTCTCAGCGGCAGAGGCGGCGGCAGACTTCGCGGCGATTCTGTACACGGATGCTCCGCCGAACGGGGAATCCGAGGAAGTGGAACCGATGGACAGTATTCCGTTGGAACGGAACATGATGATGACGGTGCCGGCCGGCTGGAAGATGGGACAGCTGGACCCGAAACAGCCAGCGGCGAATCACAGTGAGTTCGTGAAGATCATTCTGTCGGAAATCGCGAGATGTGCCGTAACGACCTACGGATCATTGTCAGGCGACTTCAGCGGACACAACTATGCCAGCGGAAGACTGGACAATCAGATTTACCACAAAAGCATTCTGGTTGACCGGTCATTCTGGGAAATTGAGGTGCTGAACCGGATATTCGATGCGTGGTATCAGGAGTATCAGCTTACCTCGAAAGTGTTCCGGTTCCGGGAAAAGCACACATGGTTCTGGGACGGATTCCCGCATGTTGACCCGAACAAGGAAGCGACGGCACAGGAGAAACGTCTGGCGAACAACACCACGACACTGGCAGCGGAATGTGCGAAAGACGGACGCGACTATATGAGCGTACTTCACCAGCGGGCAAAGGAACTGAAGCTCATGCGGGAGCTTGGGATTCCCATCAGTTCCGAAAACACGCAAACACAGAACACAGAGCCGAAATCGAATGACGGCTCAGAACCAATGGAGGATGAATGAGTGAATTCAAACTGATCGAAGCGGCGGGAAGCAAGCCGAAGGTAACCGGCATTGCGTACAGCGGCGGCAAGATAGCCTTGTCGAACTGGAAATATCCGATTGTGGTAGACCTGTCCGGGCTGACCATTCCGGAGACAGTACCGCTGCTTACAAACCATGATAACAAAACGGATGCGCGTGTCGGCATCGTATCCGCCAGCGTGAAAAACAATCAGCTGGAAATGACCGGCGAAATCATTTCCGAAAGCAAGGATGCGCTGGACATTGTTGCGCAAAGTAAAGCAGGTGCCGACTGGCAGCTGAGCATCGGAGCGAATGCAACGGAAACAGAGCTCGTTCAAGGAAAACGGGTTGTGAACGGACAGGAAGTCGACGGACCGTTCTACCACATCAAAAAATCTGTTCTGCGTGAAATCAGCGTTGTAGCTGTCGGCGCAGACGAACATACCGCCATGAAAGTAACCGCCAAATTTGAATTGGCAAACAACATCGAAGGAGAAAACATGAACAAGGAACCCGAAAAGAACACCAGTGCACAGGAAAACAAGGACTCGGAACAGAACAAAAAAACTCCGTCTTCCGCGCCTGTCGTCAAAGACCGGGAACAGAAAACGGATGAACACTCCGATGCCGAAGCCAAGTGCGGCAGGGACAAGAAAACGAAATGTGAAGCCGGCATTGCCGAAATTCAGGCGAGCGGGGCAACTGCGATTCCATCTCCTGCCCTTGATGCGGCAGCCGCAGTGAAAGCGGAACGTGAACGCGTTGCCGCCATCCAGAGCATCTGCAACGGGGAGTTCCCCGAAATCGAAAAGGATGCAATCTGCGCAGGCTGGACACCGGAAGTCGTGACTGCAAAAGTTCTTGAAACCATCCGTGCCGAACGTCCCTCCTCAAGTGTGAACATCAGCGTCAAGCCGGAACCGGAACGCGATGACATGAAATCGAATCTGGAAGCGGCAATGTGTCTGCGGTGCGGGATTTCGCCGGATGAGCTGGAAAAAGAATACGGCGCACGCTCCGTGGAAGCGGGAATGCTCGATATGGATATGCCTCTGCGCGATTTGCTGATTGAATGTATGCGAATCGACGGCATTCCGTACAGTCGCGGCTTCGACAACTATACCATCCGCGCCGCATTCTCCAGCGTTACGCTCCCCGGCATTCTTTCCAACGTTGCGAACAAAAAACTGCTCCAGTCTTTTGCCGCACAGCCGGTTATTGCAACCAGGCTGTGTTCCACCGGAGACCTCAATGACTTCAAGGAAGCTGACCGGTTCCGCCTGACCGATGTGGGCGACCTCAAACCTATCGGAGCCGACGGCGAAATCAAGAGCGGAAGCGTTGTCGAGGAATCCGCGAAGAACCAGCTTGACAGCTATGGAAAAATGTTCTGTCTCACCCGCAAAATGATCATCAACGATGATCTCGGCGCGTTCATGAAAGTCCAGGTCGCCATGGGCAACCGTGCAGCTCGACTGGTTGACCAGCTGTTTTTCAGCCGTCTGCTGAAGAATCCGACTCAGGCTGACGGAAAGAATCTGTTCCACACCGGACACAAGAACCTGCTTACCGGAGCGAATTCCGCACTTTCGAGCGACAGCCTCAAGAAAGCAATCCAGCTGTTCCTCGATCAGGTGGATGCCGACGGTCAGCCCATCAGTGTCGAACCCCGCATTCTGCTTGTTCCGACTGCGTTGAAACATCTTGCCCTGGAACTCACCCGCGGTGCAACAATGATCATGGCCGGAGGAAGCGGAACAGAATCGGTTGTCCGTCCCGCACTGAATGTTCTTGCCGATGAAAATCTGCAGGTGGTTTCCAGCCCGTATCTCGGCAACAGTGCATACGAAGGAGCCAGCCAGAGTGCCTGGTATCTGTTCGGTGATCCAAAAACTGTGGACACATGGGAAATCGGCTACCTTAAGGGGAAACGCACACCGACCGTTGAACAGGGCAATACCGATTTCAACACGCTGGGAATGTGGTTCCGCGTATACTTCGATGTCGGTGTCCGCGAGCAGGATCATCGCGGCATGGTCAAAGCCAACGGGGCTGCCAACTGATGAAATTCCGGGAGGGGAACCTCCCGGACAATTACGACCTAACTATCAATTTTTACAAGGAGTAAAATATAATGACCGCACGTTATGTTCAAAAAGGCGAAGCTCTCGATTACCGTCCCTCTGAAAATGTGAATGCCGGTGATATTATCGTTCAGGGAGGCCTGATCGGCATTGCCAGACTCGACATCAAAGCCGGAGAACTCGGCGCTCTTGCCCTGACCGGTGTTTTTGAAATCAACAAGGCTTCCGGAATCCAGTTCGCCGTCGGTGATGCCGTTTACTGGAGTGCCGCCGACAAGGTTGTGACTTCCAGTTCCACTGGAACAACTTATATCGGTCGAGCTGTTACCGTTGCCGCCGCATCCGCAGACAGTGTCTGCATCCTCCTGAACTCTTCACCCGGCTGCGGAAGATAACCATGGGGATGCTTGAACAAGGGCTCACATGGATTGAACAACAGCGGCAGAAGAATCTCTGTGTCCCGGTGGAGTATATTCGCCGGGACAAAAGCAGAGTCCGCCTCAATGCCACAATCGGAAGGACTGTTTTCCGCGCGGAAAACCAGTACGGTATCACTGTTCGAACGGAAAGCAGAGATTTCCTGATTGCGGCTTCCGAAATGCCGCAGAACCCGGAACGGGGCGAACAGATCATTTACAACGGAAACGTTTATGAAGTCCTTGCCCCGAACAGTGAACCTTGCTGGCGCTGGTCAGGAACACAGCATCAACTCAGACGAATCCACACAAAAGAAACAGGAGGCGTTACCGATGGCTAACGGAACAGAAGATGTTCCCACTGTCCGGGATTTGTGGGAACAGCAGAATCAGGCCCGGCTGGAAGTCGCGGAAATCAAAGGTATGATCAAGATGCACTTCTCTGATAATACCCACCATGTTCCGCCGTGCAAAGCCGCAACAGATTTGCAGAAAGCAATTCTGTCCGCAATGACAGCCGCTGTCTTGGCTCTGGTTTCCGCTGTAGGAAGCATCATTGCCGCATTTATAAGGAACTGATATGACGAAAATACTTGAAATCGCTGATGCCGTTGCCGAAAGCCTTTCCGGCTTGAACGCTAAAGTCGAATTCTTCCCGGAATTTACTCTTCGTGAGCTGGAAGATTTGAAAGTGTGTGTTGTCCCGCTTGCGGAAGAATACAAACAGATCAGCCGTCAGACACACGAAACCGTTTTGAAAGTCCAGGTCGGATTCCTGAAACGAGCTACCGAAGATGATCTTGAAAATCTGCTTCGTCAGGTCGAAGAAATCGGACTTGGTTTCCTCAACAGAAAATTCGCGGATGCAGTCTGCATCGCAGTTTCCTACAATCCCATCTATCTGCCCGAACATCTGCGGGAACGCAATCAGTTCACCTCTATCATCGAACTGTCGTTCAAGACATTTCATGTATGATAAACGTCCCGTCTGTGTCCTATTTTCAAGGTGAGAACAATGAGCTTTTCATCTTGTATCACACATATGATGCGATAGTCTCCAATGCGGTAACGCCAAAGCCCTGAAAGATTACCAACGAGAGCTTTTCCAAAACGCCGGGGATCAAGTTCTGTTGTTATTTTTTCTTTCAAAAAATTCAGAATCAGTTTTTGTGCAGCATGATCAAGTTTTCTTAACTCTTTTGCAGCACGGCTATCAAATTCAACGTGCCATTTCTGATTCATTGACTAACTCTTCCAAAGGAATGGTTGTTTTTATCGTTTTGAACCTTTCTTCAGCAAGGTAAACATCTTCCAAATCTTCAAGATGTTCTAACAGTGCCTGACGAATATAAAACGATTTTGTACGACCGGTTCTTTTTGCCAAAGAATCTAATCTTTCCTGGATTTCTTGTGGTAATCGAACAGCAACCATAGTAAAACCTCCTGTTTTGTTATACATGTATAACATACAGCAAAAAAAATGAAATGTCAAGAAAAAATGAAAACTATTCTGTGGAATGTTGAATTCGATTCCGCTGCTGTTGTGAACGCTGTCCGGAACGGCAATCTGAAAGCTCTCAGACAAGCCGGTGCATATATCCGCAAGGCGGCCAGACATGCTGTTCAGAAATCGGCAAAATCATCAGCTCCCGGTACCCCGCCCAACACCAGACAGGGATTGCTGAAGCAGTCCATTCTGTTCGGTGTTGAGAAAAGTCGGCAAGCTGTTGTCATCGGTCCCGCTTACAGATTAATCGGGATCACCATGACCGCCCATGAATTCGGCGGCATGTACCGCCACCGCAACTATCCGAAGCGTCCGCTGATGGGACCGACGCTCGTCAAAACTGCCCCGCAGATTTCAAAACTGTGGGAAAACTCACTCAAACCATAAAAACGAAAGGAAACTTTATGGCATATATTCTCGGTCAAGATGCGAAATGCTTCCGTGGTCCCGCCGGTGCCAAGGCAACCACTGAAGTTAAGAACGTCAAATCCATTACAGTTGATATGCAATCTGGAGAAACCGATGTCTCCACGCGGGCAACCAAAGGATGGAAAGCCTTTGCCGCAACGCTGAAAGAGGCAACCATCGACATTGAGCTTCTCTATGACCCCGAAGATGAGGATTTCAATGCGTTCAAAAACGCTTATTTCCAGAACTCGCCGATTGCGTTGTTCATCGCAGACGGATATGAAAAAACTGCGGGAACTTCCGGCACAACCGCTTCTACGGGAGGCGAAGGTATGGATGCTGACTTCTCAATTACCGGTTTTACCGTGGAACAGCCGCTGGAAGAAGCAATCACCGTCAAAATCAAGGCACGTCCGACTGCTTCTTCCCGTGCTCCGAAGTGGGAATAGGTTAAAGCGAATCTTTGAACTTATTTCTTGCATCCGCATATTCCTGCAGAACAATGATTTTTGAATAAACTTCAGGAAGGCTTGTCTGCGTAATATTCCAAACCATATCAAGATCTATTCCAAAATACTGGTGTATCAGAATATCACGGAAACCTGCCATACTTTTCCATTGAATGTCAGGATAAAGGCTTCTAAAACTTTCGGGTAAATTTTTTGTTGCTTCTCCAATTATCTCGAAGTTGCGTAATACGCCATCCTGAAGCAAATCATTGGAAAGAAAATCTTCCCTTGACTTCCCGTTCAAATAATTCTGAATTTTTTCGATGGAGTCAACAATATGCAGGAGAAAGATGCTGTAATTTCGAGTCTTCATAATGCAATTGATTCCATAAGAACGTTTTCCCGAATATATGGATTCAATCCGCGTTTGGAAACAACATCAACTTTACGTTGAAGTAAATGTTCCATCGCATCTCGAATGTCAATTTGGTCAAACAAGGTTGCATTGGGCAAGAACTCTACAAGCAAATCAATATCACTTTCAGCTGTTTCCTCTTTGCGTGCGCAAGATCCAAACACATATACCTTATTGGCATTGTGTTTTTTTGCAATCTGATAAATTTCAGATTTAAGCTGATGTAATTTGTCAAGCTGACACATGGCAGAATCCTCCTGTTATTGGAATGATTAATATCATCCATTCTTTTAATGTACTCTGAAAACAATCAAAATCAAGTAAAAACTCTATAAATCAAACAAAAAAACAAAAGGATACCAATGAAAACTTTTACTGATTCTCTTGGACGCACCTGGTCTGTTGTCGTCAATGTTGCAACCATCAAACGTGTCCGCAATCTCTGCAATGTCGACCTCGCGTCCATTGTGGAATTCGAGCAGGATTCCAAGCCTTCCATGAACCTGTTCGAAAAACTTTCCTCTGACCCTGTTCTGCT